AATATCACTCACATATTTAAAAATGGTGAGTGTTATGACGGTATATGTCTGTTTTCAAAACACAAAGATATAAGTAAAAACGAATTTGACCATAGGTTTTTTATTGATAAAGTTGAGGTGGATGTTGTAGCTAGTACTCCCAAACAGTACAGTCAATATGTCATAAACAATCATGACGATTATCTAGCAGCCTTAAATTCTTCTCACACTGAAATGTTCTGGGGAATTTGGTCAAATATTAAAATTACCAATCAAAAAATATTTAAAACGTATTTTAGTCATCATGATAGACAGAGCAGAATAGAAAATCATGTATTTAAAAATAGTTGTAACGGTCAAGAGTCGTTTGTTAACGGTGTTATTTTGTTTTCTAAAAATACTCCAGTCTCCAAAAAAGAAATTGATCATAAATTCTTAATTAATAAAAAAGAATATGATATAGTAGTCAGCCAAAATCAATATCCTAAATATATTATTTCTGATTACAACGAATATTTAAATATCTGCCAAACTGAAAAGCAACCGTTGTTTTGGTGTATTTGGCCAGATATAGACATAATTGATTCTAACATTTTTGATTTTTACTTTGATCCTAATAATGGAAAATATGACTACGATAGATCAATAAACCATATGTTTAAAAATAAAACTGGTGACGAAGAATCATATGTAAGCGGACTAGCATTGTGTTCTCGTAGCAAAGTTGTTTCTAAGAAAGAATTTGAACACAGATTTTTCCTTAATAATAAAGAGCAAGATAGATTAGTAAGTATTGCTAAACCATACGAAAGATTTGTTTTAGATAAATTCGAAGACTACGAACACGCACTTGCAACATCTAATACAGACATGTTCTGGTCCATTCCGCCAGAGGTTGAGCCGCTAGCTGAGTTTGATTTTAGCCTACACTTTCCTTATCAAAATAATTATGAACGCAGTATGAATCATGTGTTTAAAAATAGAGATATTGAAGAAGACAAATATAATGGTATTATGTTGTTATCTAAGCAAGCTCCTATCTCCGCTAGAGAAATAGAGTACCGATATATTATTGAAAAGAAACAACATGATATTGTGGCTAGTAAGTTAAAGCTATACGATATTGTGTTTATATCTTATAACGAGCCTAATGCAGATGAAAACTTTGCCAACTTAATTGAAAGATTTCCTAGAGCAAAACGTATACACGGTGTAAAAGGTATACATCAAGCACACATTGCCGCTGCAAAATTAGCAACAACACCCATGTTCTGGGTAGTTGATGGAGATGCAGTTGTAGAAGACAATTTTGTATTTGATCTATTATTACCTAAGCATGATACAGATATCGTGCATGTTTGGCTAAGCCGTAATCCTATTAATAATCTTACCTACGGGTATGGCGGTGTGAAGCTACTACCTAGAGATTTAACTGAAAACATGGATCTCAGTAAGCGTAGCATTGATATGACAATGTCGATCAGTAGTAAATTTAGAGTAATGCAGACTGTTAGCAATATTACGGCATTTAATACAGATCCGTTTAATACTTGGAAATCAGCGTTTAGAGAATGTGTAAAGCTAGCAAGCAGACCGGTTAATGCCAAGTATCAAGAAGAAACTGAGGATCGACTATTTGCATGGTGTAATTATGGAAAAGATAGTCCGCTCGGTGAGTATGCTATTATGGGAGCAACAGCTGGTAGGCAGTTTGGTATAGATAACATTGCTAACCCTGCTCAGCTAGCAAATATTAATGATTTTGATTGGCTTCTAGATCAATTTCATGTTCAGACTTACGTAAAAAAATCGCTAGATTGATTGGTTATATCTTTTTTTAATCGCTCGATATCGATTTTAAAATCAATCTTTTTTATTTCTTCTTTGTATTCGGCAAATGTTTCTACTAACTTGCCGGCAACTACATCACTATGACTGTTGGCTAGTTGTTCTTTGATGTTGATTTCCCATATCCTACCATTGCCGAATTCCAACCTAATTGTTTCTAGGTAGTGAACCGGCATGGTATTCATATATAGGTCTTCAAAGACTTCTGGCCATTCTTGCACAAGATGCTTTGGCGGTTTAAACAACGGTTTAGGCACTTTCGGCTTCTTTGGTTTTCGCCGCCTTCTTTACCGGAGGATCTAGATCGTCTGCTTCTTTACGTAGACGTGCAGCTTCTTTGTACATCGAATCGGCTTGACTGCGATATGATTTAGCAATGTCTTTATCAGTCAACGCTTCATTAGCTGCTGCTTTGAGTGGTGCAACTTTTTGAGCCGGCGCAAGATCTCTAACTTCGACAAGCTCTTTAGGCTCATCAGTTTTTGTAGTCGGAGCTCCGGATACAAATGTACACAAGTCATCTACAGCACAATTCTTTTGTTCTGCAATTAATGTATTCAATTGATGTAGCGCAATTTCAGCTCCGGGATTAGGAACCATAATAACATCGTCGGTCGGAACCTTTGCCATCTTGCTGTCAGCACGGAGTGCTTGCAGCATAGGACGTCCATCGGCAAATGATCTAGTAAACAACACTTCGCCTAACTCAAAAGCAGATTGTGCTTCGTCGGTCTCGATCAATTTCATGAGATTGTCATGATAGTCATCTGTTAGACTAGACACTGGAATAACCAACGCCATGTTAGATTCGCCTGGCAATGTTCTAAAGGCCACAATAACCTTGGAACCTGCTTTTTTCATTTTTCCTACGTGTTTTAATGATTTCATCACTGATCCTTTTTAGTGACAGCTTCTAAGAAAGAGTTAAGTTTATTATAAATCTTACCAACTGCTTCTAGTTCAGCTGCTTTGAACGCTCCACGTTGACTAGCCACATCCAAGATACTTCTTAGTGCGGACAAGTCGTTGATATTCAAATCGGGTGCTGCCGGTTGTGTCTCTGGAGCAGCGGCTGCTGCTTCTGGTGCTTTAACTTCTTCGGTCATGTGTTTCTCCTTATATGTGGACATGCTAACATAAAATAAGTTAATTCTTTATGATCTTCAAAACCTACATAAGTGGCAGTCTTTAATTTGCCGTCCTGGGCAACGCTGGGCTGACGCTTTATGTAGAATCTTCCTGCAAGTTTGGTCTTGATCCAAGTTTCGACTTCGGTACCAAACAGGTCGCCTTCTGCAAGTTTTATCTTTGCAAAATTTGGAGCCACAGAATCAAGCTGTCTGCGGTTTAGGATGTCAAGAGCATTAAGTTTTAACATAGTGATATTTAATAGAAATATTTTTTAGTCTGTTGATTCTTGGCTTAATCTTTTATTCAAGGCTTTTGCAGAACCCATTTTTCTAACATCGCCGGCAAACAAGTACAGCTCAAAAGCAGATTTTTCTGATAATACCTTGATATAGCGTTTTTGTAAATGGAAAGGTGAATCTAGATATTGATCCATCCAAACTAACACCTGCGGCCCTATTGTTAGATCTTTTGGAAGTTCTATCTTGTAAGTTTTGATTTCTGATTTAGTTTCTACAAACTCTAGACATTGATCGGTCATACGCAGTCCGCCAACATCTTTACCTCGAGTACTATACCACCAAACGGCACGAAATTTTTTAACGTATTCGGCATCATGCGGTTGTCCCGCAGCTTTGAGGAATACCGAAGTATAGGTATCCTTGCGATCCATATATTACTCTATCTTTTCGCCTTGACTGAGTTTATAAACTACAAAGTCTTGAGTCTTGAAAAGTCGATTAAGTTTTTTTGCAAGATTGTGTGCATGGCCGGGATTGCTGAATGAAACTTTCTTGTATTTAGGACCAGGATAGCTAGCCACTAGACTACCACTCTTTAAGTTGAATGGCTCGCCTTTATAAAATACAGCCCAGATGGCATCGCTCTCAAGAATTTGTTCAATCTTAAAAGTGTCCTTATCGGCATGTTCTAGTATAACTTTGGGTTTTGGTCTGCTCATTTTAATACGTGTTTCCTAATTAACCACGTATATATTTATCAAGAACCGAACCCGCCTCCATCGAACTTAATGTCTATTTTATTATTAGATTCACGCATTTCTGCTAGCATAGCATGTATCTCTTGAACGGTTTTACCTAGTTTAGAAGTTAGTATAGCAAGTTCGGCACTCAAATCTCTAGCTTCTTGTATGGTAATTCTTATATCTTTTTGTTGACTACGTTCGGCAGTAGCAACTCTAATTAATAGTCGTTCAACACTAGGAAGATTAATTGGTAAATTATTTTGAGACATTTGATAATACCTGACGCATTTCAAATTCACTTTTGAATGGTCCTTGATAACCATATCTTTGTAGTGTGATTAGTTTAGGACAAAATGATTTGACCCAGCCTTTGTCAAATTTAATTACATAGTATCCTGCACAATATAAACTTTTACTGTCGCCACTTTTTGTAAACAAGGGCAGTTTACGTTTGATATCAAACATGGCATTGTGCGGTTCGGTACTGGTAGCATAGCCGTGAACTTCGTTTGGTGCAGCACCGTCGGCTTCTTTAACAATTTTAGCAATAAAGAAGTTTTTTCCAAACTGTCGAGTTAGACTTTCTTTAGTGTCATAAATTTTAATTCCTAGCTCATTACTAAGAACAAATCTGTTGTCTTCATTTTTTCTTAGAGTGGCAAATTTTGTTCCGTCCTTCTCAACGATCCAAAATTTGTTTTCAATAATTGGTTTTGCATGTAAGTCAGTCATAGTGTGTACCTCGCATTTAATGGTTCGGCATAAGCCTGTGCTTGATCTGAAATCTTTTTAAGATCATACAGTCCGCAAAATTTCATAAGTCGTAATCCAACCTGTGTGACATTTTTATTTGCCTGTGTTGCAGTTGTGATAGTTTCAAACATAATCTGTCTAATGTCTTCGGGTTGGGCAGTTAGATCAATCAAGTGACGGTTTCGTTCGTAATCGTCTAACACACGATGTTCTTCGCCGTTATGGTCGGACCAACGTTGCAACATGAGATTGTTCCACGAGTAGCCTTTTGAGTCTCTATCACTGTAGGCTTCACGGAGACCAACTTTATTCTTTGTGCCTTTTTCACGTACTCCCGGATATGCAGAGAATACATTGTCTGAGGTATCTCCTCGCATACACTTCTCGAAAAGTAGCCATTGCGGATCGGGCGCAACTTTTGCTTCTTGAGTTTTTTTATCAATAACGGGTAGACCTTTTTTATCAAAATAGCCTTCGTGTGTAATTGTGATTTCTGTGACGCCATTATATTGTTTGACATTAGATGCAATCAGTTGTACAAAATCTGTGTCAGTGCTAATGATCACATGATTTGCATCAGGGTGACTCTGTATCCAACCTGCAATTAAATCATCAGCTTCTAGCCTAGGATGTTGTAGCACTGTGCAGTTAGTTTTCTCTGTGACAAAATCTTTAAATGTATCAAAGGCTTCCCAAAATATTCGTTCTTCTTCTGCTTCACGTTCTGTATGTGCCGCTCGAGCAGCAGTACGCTGAGCCTTGTAGGGCTTGTAAAAATCTTTGCGCCAGCTTCGACCTTCTAAAAAGAAGACCACATGTGTACCTTCAAAGTCTTGCCATGCTTTCTTAATACTGTTTAGAGTAATGTGAAATGCCATGCCTAGCTTAATATCAGCATCGCCGTTGATAACGTGTCTTGCACGAAAGAATGTGTTAGCAGTATCAACTAAAATGTATGTCATAAATTATTTTTTCTAACAGAATTAATATCAATAACGCCGGTATTCACAGCGCCTCCAAAATCACCATCAACTACTACGTTAGCACATAGTTCACGGAACCAACGATCTACGATTTCTTCGTCTTTATCACCGTCGAAACCATATCCTTCTTGCTTTAATTTTAACACAAATTGGTCGTTCCAGTCAAGCTCAAAAAAGCCGTTGCGGATATTATCTTTATTAACGTGAGTGTTAAGTACACCCACCCAAGGTTCTTTTAGTTTAGTAGCACGATCTTTTTGACTTAGTTTAGCAGTTTCTTCTGCTTCTACAGCACGTTCTGCAGCCGCAACTGCATCTTTGGCAATCTTTGTTGATTCTTCGGCTAACTTTACAGCCGCTTCTGTTTCAGCCTTAATTTTGTCAATGCCAAACAGTTTTTCTATAAACTTCTTCATTAGGTTCCCCACTCATTTTTAAACAACGGCACTTGTAGTCTATCACTATAACGTAGTCCATTTTTCATTGCTAAGTCTGCTACACGGCGATTGTTTAGTGCATATACACTTTCAACTCCGCCTACTGGCATTAGATAAACGTGTCCTTTAAATCCAGCTGCACGATATGCACCAATAGCACATTCAGCATCAGCAAAGTCTTGTTCAGTAGCAATAACAAACTTCAAGTATGCTGTTCCAACTTCTTCGTATTCACAAACTACTTCTGGAAGAATTGCTTCTTCCCACACTTCGCCACTACACGGAAGTTTAGCACTTACTGAGAACGTTAGCTCTTTACCTACTTCGCTATTCCACTTCCTCAA